GTCCATTTAATATTCAATAATTTATACAACCATCTTACTACAAAGTTAGGTTGTTTGTCAAGTGCAAATGTTAATCCATTTGTTTCAATACCGTCGGCTCTGATAGTTGTTGTCCATGTTACACCCCCTGGAGTAATGAAACTAATATTGGATGGAGTTATAGTTCCAGTGGTCACATATGGGCTAAATTTAGAACAACCTGAATAATCCAATTCTAATGGGATTTGTTCCGTCAATGGGGAAAAATAATCAATCTCTTGTTGATACATTTTAATATGGCCTATTAAATGGTCCAGTCATTCGACATTCTACGCTAGCATAGTGATTCTTAGGGTCTTGGTGAGGCCTGGAGATGTCCAGAACACCCGCTTTTGTATATACATCTAGTGATGAACCGATATCAAAGTAAATGTTGCGAGGATTAGCCTTCCACATTTCAGTAATGAATACTTCGCTCATGGGACCTGCAGCCACCATTACAAAATGACCAGAGAATGAACTAGCAAACTCTCTCACACCTTCAATCAATCGGTAACCATTTTGCTCAAACTGTGTAATACAATCTGATGGCACAGGACAAAACTTATTGACAGCGAACGGATATTCTTTCCCTTGGCCAAGATAGTTAACCACCAATGATACTGTGATACCTTTGGTGTCTAATGTGCTAATCCAGTCAATGAACCGAGCATAGTTAGCATTACCAAAGACTGTATTAGGTGCAACAGGTGAATTGGTTATGATAGGAATCAAGGCCATATGTTCTGTTTGAGAAGCACAACACCGACAAGGGAGACCATAATGGTTATCCGGCCCTTGTAGTGTTAGTGACTCCTGCAAGGCATCACCTAGTTTAGTTCTCCCACCTTCTTTGAATACCCATTCTTTGTTTTGAAAGACTAATGATTGTTCCCCTACTGGTTGGCCGGTGGCAACGGCTAATTCACCATCACCCCAGCGAACAAACGAGAATGGATGTTTAGACTCAATGAGTTGTGTATAATGGTCAAAGAATTTCTGTAACGACCATTCTTGTTGTTCAGGATTAATCATTATTTGCTGCCTAGTACCGGAATTTCATCAAAGTTATTAGCTTTAAGGTTAATTTTTTCCTTTGGGCCTGCCTTCTCTTGTTGAGCTTTTAATTCTGCTACTTTTTTAGATACAGAATCTACCGTTACTGTTTGTAATACAAATTGCAAGAATTCTTTATATGGATTATCTACATGAATTTCACGATAACCGGCTTTAGCCGTTACATCTCCATCATATACCATACGAATAGCTGTTCCACCATTTTGTAGTGGTGCAATTTCTGTAACATGGTCTAGGTTAATAATAACTTCACAATTTTTCTCACGGGATTTCACTTGAATTAACATTAACTACTCCTTAATCATTACCTTTAAAAATATGATAACCATTTTTTGCACGAGAAACTTGTGCGTTGATGGCCGCCTTTTTATATAGGTTACGGGCCACCTTGTCATAAATGCTACCTAAAATAATTTTTGTTTGTTTTTTCAATCTAAAGTTTCCATCAGTTATTGGTTGTTTTTTCAATCGAAAGTTTTCATCAGTTTTCATTTGATTTCCTTATATTCATTGGTTAAATAAAATTCTAATAGTTTATGCTGAATCATTAATGGAATATTCACAAAAGGATTCTCTAGTGCAAACCTAGGAGCCGATGGTCTCCATTTATTTTTCGTCATAAAATATTGAAAATGCTGACGGTGAGTTGTGTTTTTTGCATCAAACTCCATTAAAATTGGTCCATGTAACATTATACTACTCCTATGCCGACCCAGCGGCCTTGACTATCAAACTCTGTACCATTCAACATCTGATAGGCGGTCACTTTTCGGCCATCTTTGATAGCCTTGATAACACCACCATTTTTCTTAATGTTCCAGATATAGGTACTTAGGCGGTACAAAACAGGTTCAACTTTTGTATCTTTAAACACAGTATTAAACTGTTCTACTGTTACTGGATCGCCATTTTTTAATACAATTGCAATCTTGTGAAATACTCTACCTTTACTCATTTTCTTTATCCTTAATCATAATATAATTTACATATGAAGCATTGAAGTTTAGAGAAGCAATGAATAAATCAAATGCCATCCAACCATAACTTTGTCCTATGTAATTAATTGATGCGTTATGGCACATCCAAACTCCAATTGCAGCGTTTGCTCCAATCCATATTTTTACTGAATTCTTGGTCACACTCTACTCCTTAAAATGGTGCCTCTTCTTCTTTAATATAGTCTGCAGGATTAGGCGGCAATTCAGCTTCATCGGGTTTGACAATCTTAGAATATAAATCTAAGAAGGCAACTTTAGTGTCTTCATCAAAACGAGCAACACATAACTCAATGGCTTTTTGTTTGTCTTTAAAAATAGCAAAGGCTTTAGCAATATGAACCAATCGGCGAGTTGAGATGATTTCATCAATCGCACCTTCGTCATAAGTTTTACGAATAACATCAGCCCATTGAATTAAATTATCAACAAACTCCACATCTGATAGTAGGTTAGATAAGATTTTCTTTTCTGTCTTGGTATCAGGATACTCTTGTTCTACTGTAATAGGAAATCTTTCAAGAAAGGCATCATCTAAAATTTGAGATAGATATTTGCCTTCATCTGAACCACGACCTTTAGTATTAGCCGTAGAAATGACACTAAAGCCTTGAACTGGATGTACCACTTCACCAGACTTCTTATTGTAATAAGGTTTGCCTTCTAAGATGCCTTGTAAGCACATAAGTTTATTTGAACCACGGTCTACTTCATCAATCAATAAAATAGCACCACGCTTCATAGCAGTGATTACGGGACCATCACGGTTAACCACATTGCCATTAACCAAAGTAGGGCCACCAAGCAAATCAGACTCATCAGTTTCAATAGAAATGTTGACACGGATACACTCCCTTTGTAATTCAGCACATACTTGTTCAACCATCAATGTTTTACCATTGCCTGATAGACCTGTGATGAACACTGGATAGAATTGTTTAGATTTAATGATGTTTGTGAGGTCTTTAAAGAATCCGAATGGAACATAACCTTCAAACTTTTCTGGAATAGACACATCTGAATCATCAATTAGTCTAGGTTGGCGCATATGTACTACGGCCATTTGTGGTTGAGGTGCTGGCAGTTTGTATTGTCCTCGGCCGACTTTGTATTCATCAGTAAATAACCAACGATAATTAGGGAAGTTTCGTTCTGATGCTTCTTTCTTAATATCTGCTCGTGATATTGTAGCACCAGTACCAAACTTCACTTCAAGAGCTTTTAATAAATCTAAATTCATAATATAAAATGCCTTATCAACAATTGAAATACTAGTATAACTCAATTATACCATTTTGTCAAGTGGTAATTATTGAATAATTTCGGTGTGCTTGTGTTGTAAGCTTTTCTTCATAGCTTTACGCCACATCTTGTGTTCTTGTTTTTTATTATGTTCAACACAAGCTTTATACATTTTTTTAAGTATCTTTTTAATTTTCATTTTATGTGTGTCCAGTAAATTATTTCCCAAGTGCCGTCAAAATTTTCAACCAAAGCAGAACAACTTTCAACAAAATCGCCGTCATTCATGTATATGATATCATTGACCATTTTTATATCAGGAGTGTGGATATGCCCACAGATTACACCATCATATTGGTGTTTAATACAGTAGTCTGCTATAGTTTTTTCAAACTTGAATATAAAATCTATACCCTTTTTGACTTTCTTTTTGAGCCATTGTGAAAGACTCCAATATCCGAAGCCCATTTTGTGTCGCCAATAATTAAAATGAGTATTGGTCCAGAGAGCAACATCATAGGCTTTGTCACCTAATAAACTAATCCATGGTGCCATTCGGGTAATGCCATCAAACATATCACCGTGAGTAATTAAGAACAATTGCCCCGTTAAACTCCGGTACTCGGCTTGATTACATATATTAATGTTACCTAGTTTGAAAATATGGCTGACGAAAGGTCGCATAAATTCGTCATGGTTACCAGACACATAGGTTACTGTTGTACCATGTTTGGCCATGCCAAGGATTCTACGAACAACATTCGAACATCCTTGATTCCATTTCCATTTGTTCTGTTGAATTTTCCAACCGTCAATGATATCTCCCACTAAAAATAGGTTATCACAGGTATTATGTTTTAGAAAATTATTGAGTAATTCTGATTTAGCTTCTCGGGCACCTAAATGGCAGTCCGATATACAAATGGTTTTATATTTTTTTATCATCGGATATTTAGACTATATTTTGTCCAAATAACTGATGTAATAAAAGATTCACATTAAAGATAATTTCGCTCACGGGCATCTTTCAACCACATAGCATATGTCGTATCTTCTGATAGTTCTTTCGTTTCGATTGCTCGTTCACCCATGTGTTTTTGAGCATAATCCACAGCATCAGAATCTAATACACTTTCAACAGCTAAAGCCTCTGTTTCAGCCTCAACATAATATACATGTTCAAAAGTAGAATTTGTTTTAACTTCAAATATAGGCATTATGGTAACCATTTCCACGCTAAGATTAATAAACTCATGGACATTAAACTCAGTCCAGAAACAATCAAAAAGAATACTGCAGCATCTCGCCAGTCTTTGGCATATTCTGTCTGCCGAAACCAAAAGTAACCGAGTAAAAACAATATTGCACCAAATGTAAAAATCATTATACTTTCTCCAAATCCAGTTTCTCTTGTAATTCTAGGAATAACTCTTTACCCAATTTATAGTAAAATTCATCAGCTATTGTTTCAACTGACGCAATATCTTGTAGTTGCTCGGTTGAGATATTCAATACAAATTCAATCCTAAACTCAGGCTGAAATGTTGAGTAATGTAATAATTTCTCATTTTTTGTAATTCTAATCATTATTCTTCCTTTCCATATAATAACATCATAGCATCAAATATACAGTCATCAACCGGATTGTGCTTAGTAATATCTATGCTAGCATTAAAGCCCGGATAATCTACCTGACAGTAACCTGTTGTTGTATTCTTTAACAAGTCAACAGCCGTTCTTACATCACGCCATCTGTTGAAAAAGAATACAGGTTCAATACCTAGTTTCTCTTCCATCGAATCTAATACCAATTGGTCTAAGTTACCTCTAGCCCATACGATGCATTTACCTTGAGGGTCTACCTTCGAGGCCCAATCCCTCAAGCTTTCAATGCCTACCTCAATGGTGATGTCATTCACATTAGGACGCAATGATATCTCTTTGACATTATCGCACTGTTTATTCCACCATGCTAATGATGATTTGGTTACAGTTCGTTTCAATCGTGTTAGTTGGTCTTTAGCATCCAACTTCACAAAGAAAGCATTTTCACGCATCTCTTGGGGTGAGGTTTTCTTTTCGGGGTCAAAGTACACAGCGGCCATAGATAATATGGCTGCATTTGATTCTTTACCAAGTGTTTCTACATCATATACAATCATTATTTAATCCCAGAGATTCCCGTAATATGTTCCAAATAGTCTATGACCATTTTTAATTCGATTAGCATACTTCAAATATCCTTTTTTGTCAAACTTACGAGTATCATTAGGCCCTTTTTTCATTTCCCAAAGTAGAGGTTTACCATCAGTATCATACTTGGATATTTCCCACATAATATCAGATTCACCAGTATGAAATTGGTTCTCCCATTCTTCTGTGTGTTGTTCAAAAGTCCAAATCATTTCATCAAGAATCCAATCCCATCGCATGAAATGAAACTGGTCTGTGTCGTATTCATTCTCTTTAGGTTTTGCATTTGTACTGCGTAGACCAGGTGGTACATCCTTATCGTTTGTATAAGGTGCGCCATGTTTGTCCTTCTTGAGCTGTTTGAGCATCGCTAGGATAATTGGACTCAAGCTTTGATCCATACTCCAAGTATCATATCTGTCAATCTTAACATAACTGATACGAGGATGCACAGTATCCAATACCTTCTGCCAACCATAGCAAATGGGTTCTAAGATTTTATTCCATCGTTTGATTACCGGCTCATCATAGTCAATCTCACGCCAGAATACAACCTTCTCCATAATGGTGTATGGACTTAGCCAATGATTACGATAATTGCTTAAGTAAACTTTCATATCTATATTCCCACTATTAAACTATCATTAAATCCTAATGAGTTTTCTTGTCCATAACCATACGGATTTGAAACTAATCTAGTCTTATCAATTCTAAAATCAAATGATGTGTGCGTATGCCCAAACAGCCAAAGGTCTATGCTTTCCATGTAATGTTCCATATCTTGCATGAAGTATGGGTTCAACTCTGAACCAGCAAAATGAGGCGCCACAGCCTTAGGACTTGGCAAGAAATGGCTGATGACCACTTTTTTGGTGTCTGGACCATAGTTGGCCTTCCATTCTTTCAAGGCCTCACAGAAAATCATATGTTCAGTTCTGTGGTCTTTCGGTGACCATCGTTTGTCCCAATTAGGTATAGCATCAGAATATTCAGCCAACTTAGTAATTACAGAAAAGTCAGGTAACTGCTGTCTGCAAAGGAACTCGGTGTGTTCACCCTCAAGGTTAGTAAACATAGTTCCACCAAAGAATTCAGTATTCTTAATGGTGATACTATCATTGTTTAAGTAATGAAAGTTAGGATATTCCTTCTCTAATCCTTTGAGGTATGTGTGTACCGCTGAGAATGATGAACCATAAGCTTCATGGTTTCCAGCAATCATTAGTACATTTGGACACTCACCCATTGTCAATATCAATTTTTCATGGCTATAGTTCTTGTGAATATCTCCAGCTAACACACAGACATCCTCACCTAACCATTTGTAAGTAAATGGGTGTGTGCTTCTTGGTGCCTGATTGTAAGGCATCTCCAAGTGTAGGTCTGATAATAATCTTATTCTCATTTTTTACAATCACATTTTTTGCGGCCTTGTTCACAGTTACCTGTACAACCTGTACCATATTTGCTAATACTTCTCTTGTACCAAACATACATACAAGCGCATATTACTAATCCTAGTACAATTAAAATCATTACCAATCCCTCAATGAATCATTAGCATCAACAGCGGCCTTGATGATACTTAGGTCAACCCCAATACTATTAGCATAATAGATTATAGCTGATGTGTCTTTAGGAAAACAAGCACCACCAAAACCATATTGGCCATCAGGACCAGGTACATCAAAGTGACTGGTGCCTTGTCTGACATCTAAAGCAATGGCCTCTTTAACTACATTGTAATCTAATCCTTCTGCTTGTGCGAGTGTATGTAATTCATTATAGAATATCACTTTAGTTGCTAGAAAGGTATTGATTGCGTACTTAGCCAGACTGGCCTCACCAATACTGGTTCGTTTAACATTCCTTGCAGTAATTTTAGGTTGACCAACAACAATAATCAATTTTGCTAAAGCTACATAAGGATCAAGGCCACCAATAATAGCAAAAGTACCATA